TGTGAGCAGCAATAATTACAATTATTTGTCCAGTAGTCCCATCATCAAAATCTGTGATAGTAGTAGTTCCTCCAGTTACAAAAGTCTTACAATGTTTGATAGTTGGAGTAGCATCATCGACAAGCACCCGAAAAGGGATATACCCTCCCTGGAAATTTGTACCATTGAGGGCTATATTATTTTCTATACCCATAGTCGGGGCATCTATCTTGAAATTAACGGCGCTGCTGTCAGAGATATTATTGCACACAATCGTACTTGTTGGATTTGCCGTTACATGAATATCTCGAACACCATTATTTCTGCATACATTACTGGTGATGGTGTATTGGTCAGTTCCATCTACGTAAATACCTGTAGTAGAGTTATCTTTACAAGTATTCCCCGTTATTGTAGCCCCTCCATCAGCTACATGAATACCAACCGAACTTGTTCCGTTACAGGTGTTCCCAGTAATGGTAAAGAAATCACAATCAGTTGTTGCAGTATCCAGAATATATATACCTTGTGCCGCAGATCCATAAATTGCATTGCCAGTAATATTTGCTGTGGGAAAATCTTTGACCTTAATCCCAACGTTATCAGGGTTTCTAATTAAATTCCCTGTAACAACTCCAATCCCTCCAGCTATACCATTTTGGTTTGGATCAGCAAGCATAATACCATGATAGCCGCTATCTAATATGACATTCCCGCTAATGGTTATTTCTCTACAATTCGCTACGCCTATACCAGCGGGAGAAAGGGTTTCAACGATATTAGAATCTGTCGCAACAGAGTCTATGGCGTTGTTTGATACGGTAGTATATTCTGCGCCCTGCACATAAATCCCAGCTCCATAAATGTACCCGAATGTTGAGTGTTCTATAGATCCAGTAACATTCCTGACAGTGTTGCCAGATATAACAGTGTTTTCAATTTTGTCGGTCGCCTTGTCGGAAACATAAAGAAAAATTCCGTACCCATCCATACCATCAATAGTATTACCGATGATAGTATTATTGTAACATTCAGTACCGGAAGTTATAGTTTGAATTTTAATACCAAAACAACTGTCTCTGTGGACGTTGTTCGATACCACGTTATTGCTGGCACTTGAATATCCAATGAAAATATCTGTGCCTGCATCATCATGTTGTTCTGTAGCAGGATTAACCACGCTGTCGTGTATGAAGTTCTCAGTAACCACGCAGTCATTTGACCCATACAGAAAAATAGCCCCTCGCCGATGGTTAGATATCTCACAGTTTTCTACACGACCCCTTGTGCAATCTTTTAGAACAAAAGCATAGCCGTCAGCTGTTGTCGCTGTGGTTGTTCCTGGCTTTACATATAAGTCTTTAAAAACAACACCAGTACGACTATCTGCATAAAAACAAGATGAGTTAACATTGGTCCCAGACTGAATCACAAGAGATTTGCTACCTTCCCCGAAGACAACTTGATAGTCAGCTCCAAGGGTAAGGATTGTATCAACGTTATAATAGTCATCTGTCCCAGGGAAAAAAACATCGCATCCAGAAGTCAACGCAGCTTGAATAGCATTAGTATCAACAGTTAAACCATCAGCAGTCGCTCCCCACCAAAAAGGAGATACGGTTCCAGTATCTATAAATACTAAGTTACCATCTCCAGATTTAATCTGCTGTCTATAAGAAGCATAAATATTTTCTGGGCTGCTTATTGTAAGAGTCACACCAACAGAAATATTAAATTTTCCTTGATTACTTATAAAATCAAGAGTTTCATTACTTGTAACTATATTAGTATAATCAACAACATTTGTCCCAGATACTACTATTGTTACTTCTTCATCTTCTACCCAAGATAATACTGATCTAAGACGCTTAAACCATGAAAGGTTTAACCTTGTATTATCAAGAAAATCTATATCACCATTTCCAGAGAAAATTTGATAGTCTCCAGCTTCTATCCGCTTTACATTTGAGAGAGTTATTCCTGAAGGGACAGAAACTCTATTACGAGCAGACTCCCAACGTAAGACTGTCTTATCTCCTACAGCTACAGAAGAACTGAAGGGACAGAAACTCTATTACGAGCAGACTCCCAACGTAAGACTGTCTTATCTCCTACAGCTACAGAAGAATCAAGAGTATATTCTTCTGTGATTACAAGAGTATAATAATCATAGTAGCCATTAGTCTGATTAATAGCCGTAGCTAAATCAGCAAACCAGGAAGAACGAACTACTTGGCCTCGATAGAAGTCAAAGTCTCCAGAGCCATAAAAGATTTGGCGATCAGGAGCTATAATCTTTTTGGAATTGAAAGTTACAGTGCCAGAAGCATTGATAGATCCATCTCGCTCAAATTTAAGAGTTACATTAGATGGAATTGTTAAATCTGTAACTGTCTGCTGAGAAGGAATTACTATAGTACGCTCATCTGTACCTACTGCTGTGATAGCATCTGGAAGGGAAGAATAGGCACGAGTATCAGTCCAGATACCATTAGAAGAAGTGACTATAATATCTGAAAAGAAGTCAGCATAGCAAGGATTGACTATTAGACTTAAGAAAAGGATTATAGTTAGTATGAATCTTTTCATCTTTATTTCTCCATAGTTTGTTTGATTTTCAAACGATCTTATTTTCTAAATACTCTGAGATTGTCTTTGAACCATCCAGAGCAACTTATTTTAGAGCACTGAGACATAAGGAGTTCAGATTCTTTTTTCTGATATATAGCGCCTTGTTTTTCGAAGACTCGCTGCCAGTAAGAGAAAGGCTGCACATTAATGTGATGAAAGCCTCCAGTTATAGGACAAGCTGAGATACAGATATTCTTTCCGAGACTAAGAATATTTTTTACTGCTTGTCTAGCAAACTGTTTTTCAAGATGTTCAAGAACTTCTAGACAAAGGACTAAATCAAAAGACTCTTCAGATTTCAAAGGTTTACGAATATCTAATATATCATAATACTTTCCTATATTCTCTTCAATATAAGGAGCCCAATGACTGGTTCCTTCTATACCAAATACTTCTACACCTAAGTCTTTAAAAGCTTTAAGATGTACTCCATTAGCACATCCTATATCTACAACCGACTTCGGCCGAAAATAGTCATAGAGAATCCTCACAGCATTAGGGATAGTCTTGAATCTCCAATCCTTATCATTAATTCTTTCACAATACTTCTCATTATAGACTTCATCTGTTATTAGCGGTTGCAATACGAGACCTCCAGTCAGTTCCAGTTATTTGTCTAGATTTTTCCTTAATAGGTCTTAGTCTTGGCTTTGGATTAGGTTTAAGCATTGTAACTTCTTTCTTACCTATCTTGGATATATTAAAGTTAACTTGAAATGAGCAAGGTAAAACATCTTTAAATTCCAAGGGTTTGTTAAGTATCTGACAAATATTGTTAATAAACTGCATTGATCTAACTTGTGAAGTATGTTTTGAGGATACTAGATCATATCCTTCTTTTGCTATAGTAAGGATTCTGTCTTTGTCCTTAAGGGTATTCTCAACTACTTCAACTACATTATCTAAGTCATACTTTATCATATTCTTTCCAGGAACAAATCCTAGAAGTCCAAGATCCGAAAACCAGTTGGACATAAGTAAAGTATTTGATATAGGTATTTCAACATACTTCTGTACAGGAACATCGAAGATTGAACCTCCTGTTATACATATATAAGCGCTGTTAATTAACTTAGCATAATCAGAATCTATAGGCCAAGAGTTTTCTCTATCACCGAGTTCCCTTGGTCTCTTGATTCTTTTGAAGTAAGGTTTGTCTGCTAACTGTCTCACGATTCTAGCTCGATAAGGATAATAAGTGTCAGGACATACTCCTACATGTAAAACATCTATTTTCTTATTATTAGTACCATAAAAGAATCTTTTAGTATCTACTGAATGAGGTAACCAAAAACACTTAAAATTTCCTCTAGCTTCAGGATGATACTTGTGAAAACCAAAGTTAAAACGATGAAAGATGTTCTCTATACCAAATTCTTTTGCTTTTACTATCTGATGTTTAGGTACTTCTTGGTGAATATCTTCTATAAGGATTCCAGTAGGAATTCCTACAGCTTTCCAATCTTCTTCTAAGTAAGCAAAGAATGCATCACAGAAGATAAAGTCAAAGTTGGAATCCTTTGTTAGAGTTTTATCTAATACATTTTCAGTCTCTATCTCTCCATTAATGAGATTTCTAGACAACTGCCACATATTCTCGCCGTTGTCTCCAGCAGGAGATTTAACTATTTCAACTACATCAGCTATATGTTTGACGTAAGAGCGAAAGATATCAAATTGCTGAGCTATTCTATGAGATCGATCGACTGTAAGCCAAAGTATTCTCATACCGTTTTCCTAAGATTCCAACGCTTTTTGAAGTGTTGTCGGCTGATTAAGATATTAGTTTTATTTACCCTTGCTTTGCGATACTCTTTACAACCTCCCCAAGAGTTTATAGCTCTCATTCCTTCGAATAGTTCACAGTTAACTATACGCCAGCCAAGAGAGCGGACTTGAAGAAAGAGATCTAGATCCCAGTAGCCTATTCTGTAGAAATCATCTATCTTACAAAGATCGAATATTTCTCTACGTATGAAAGCTGAAGCTGAACCAGTACAGTCAACGTCTTCTATACTTTTTCTTACTTGCGTAGGGAGAATATCAAAAGGATGGATTTGGGAGTTTAGTTTATATACTTTAGGTTTGTACCGAATTCCAGCTACACCAACAGAAAGATTGGAATCAAGGAAGTCTATAACTGCTTCAACCGATCCAGAGGTATAAGTAGTATCATCATCTGCTAGATTGATATAAGGAGTATAAAATCTATTTAGAGCTCTATCTACCAACATTTTTCTAGCAGGCCCTGTACCTATATTTCCTTTAGTAAAGAAAACATCTGAACCTTCAAATTGATCTACTAACCACCGAACTTCTCTTCGTTGTTCTTGTTTAAGATTCTCTCTTCCCTGAACCATCAAGCAGACATTTACAGGGATTGTTAAGATCTCTTTTAATGTCTTTAAAGTGTTAATTAGCTTCTCATATCTTAACCAAGAAAGCATTGCAAATGTTAGTTTGACATCTGTCTTTTCCGAAATCTTTTCTATAGTAGGAGTTTTATAACTTTCAGGATTAGATAGGCCCCATGAGTTTCCGACAAACTTAACATACTCAGTCCATTGACTATAACGCCAGTGGAGCATAGGTTTAATTTTGCTTAGGATATCTTTGTCTCGAGGAGTAGATTTAGAATGGTAGAGATGATAGATGCTACTCTTAAATCTCTTTACAGGATGGCCTAAAGCAGTTATCTTAGCCCAGAAAGCATTGTCCTCTCCACCCCAAGAACCCATGAAGTCTTCAGGGATTCCAGAGACTGAGTAGAATAAGTTTCTAGGAACTATCATTGCAGCTCCTGCTGCTCCACCCATAGCAGGAGTTTTAGTTCGTTCAATATTTTGACGATCTATTGTCTTAGTTCTTAGGAAAGTTTTAGTACCTTGAGAGTTGAGATAATTAAGTATGCCCCAAGCTATGGATTGTTTATGAGAGGAAAGAACTTCCTTTGCCCATTCAGAGGTTACTACAAGATCCGAATCCATAAGAACATACTTATCTGTTGTAGCTAGTTTCTTAACACATCTATTTAAAGCCCATGCTCTATGATATATCCCTTTATAACGAGTAAAAAGGTACTTATATTTATCAGGAAGAAAAAGAACTCTTTCTTCTCCTACCTCATGAATACAGTATTCTACTCTATTGCCTAGTCTATCATAAAGAGACGTCAGACAAGCATAGAACAAAGGAAGACGTTCCTCTGTATGTTGGTATGTTAGAATTATAGATGCTTTACAAACCATTTGAAAGTTTTCCTTAAACTCTTTTTAATATCAGCAGGTTTAGATATACTAGGACTTTTTTTAACTTTGTAAATATCTCCTGGATTGGAAGGTAGATATTCTATATCAGGACAAGTACCTATTAATTCATATGAGAGTTGGCTAAGGTAACTAATTATAAAGTTGATAGTTTTTATCTGGCCAGAGGAGATAGTAGCTAAACCACTTTCGGATTTAACTATGGCTTTAGCTACATCTTCTACATAGATAAAGTCTCTAGTCTGATCTCCTGATCCATAGATATAGAACTTCTCATTCTTTATAGCTGCTTTGATAAAATTAGCAATTATACTATCTTTATATTCCGATCTAGGTCCATATACATTAGAGAACCGAAGTACACTAATATCCAAACCATAGACATTTTTAAAAGCTGTGCAGTATCCTTCTCCTGCAACTTTACTTGCAAGATAGGGAGATCTTATATCTAAAACTCCAGCACTCGAAGCAAATACAAATTTAGGTATGTCATGTAAGATACAGTACTGTAACATATTAAAAGTTTTCTGAGTATTCTTTTTGAAGTTTCTCTTAGGATGTTTTACAGACTCCCGAACGTTAGTATCGGCCGACAGATGGACTAATACATCTGGTTTAAAATCTACACTACGTTCTTTAAATGATCTAAAAGGTATCTTCAGGTCTTTGAGATATCTTATTAAATTTCTGCCTATAAAACTTTTAGATCCGGTTATTAGATAATTCATCTTATTCCCAAGGTTTTTGTTGTAATAGTTCTTCAAATGAATACTTTTTAACTGAGTCAAGCCATACTTTTTCTTCTTTGCCGTATTCCTTAGCTTGTTCCCACTGAGCTTCTACATCTATAAACTTTCCAAAACGTTCTTGGATAGCTGATTTATTTCTTAACATCATCTGCTCTCCACCAAGAACATAGCATGACACTAAGAAGCCTATAGTATGAGGACCGTTACCTGAATTAGCATATAAGCGATATTTTCCTACTTTTGTAGTATTACTATCCTTACCCTGATCTATCTTGGGGAAAGGGCCAATGTGAATCCCTGGATTACAAGGCACTGCAAAATTCTTATATCCAAGTAACCATGGCTTGATGCCAATGTGCATATCTCCTCCGCCCCAAGAAAGCCCATGATCTGATAGGGCTCCATAGCTACCGATCCCATGAGATCTAGATAAGAACCAGTCTTTTCTACATATCCAGGGCATCCCTTTCCAGGTAATTGTTCTTTCGTAGTCATATCTAGTATTCCAATCACCGAGTTCGTTCTTACTCATATCTCGATCATGTTTTGCAGATGACTCATGCTGATGTGCCCAGTTTATTGGAGCATGAGCGAAACCTATAGTTTTATCTCTACTATTCTTTTCCATGAAGAATAGTAGATCCTCAAACATTCTATGGCCTATGATCATGTGAGAGTCTATACAAACTATATACTTTCCAGAAGCTTTTTCTACTGCCGTTTCACGAGCTTTGAATAGACAAGGTTTTTCCTGTCGGTAGACTTTGATTAACCGATCTCGGATATACTTTGTCGGGAGTACACTGTTGAGCAACTTATATATCCTAGGATCTGAATTATCTACTATAATTATCTCACAAGATTCTAACCCTATTCCTCGAAGCTCCTCGATACAGCTACGTACTGTAACAGATAACATAGCTGTATCGTTTCTATTAGAAATAATTACTGAAAGAATCATTACTTTTCCTGAAGAGGTTTAGTTGTTACAGTACGCAGAATGATGTTTCCGATAGTAAAGCCTGCAGTAATTACTTCTGTAGGAACTTTTACTCCACAATATTCAAGGATAGTAACGATAGCAGCTGCTAAAGCATTGAAGTTGATAGTTTTACTTTTAAAGATATTCATAGCTAACCTCCAAATCTGTTTAATTATTAAATGATCTTATTTAGGATCATACTCTATATGAATATGATCTCCTTCAGCTATTATATCAAAAGATGGTCCAAGCTCTCCTTTGATCAAAGAGATTATATTATCAATCTTTTTTACAGGATATCTAATATCAAAAGCCCATCCATCTGGATGTAAAGAAACTATTCCATGTATACCTTCTCTTTGAGACGTAACGAAAAGATCTTCACCTAACTTCTGATAAACCTTAGCTACTTTACCTCTAGCTTTTGCTACTATTGGTTGCAAATCCCCTTGTACATCAAGCTTTTTCCAAACATTCATGGGATTCTCCTTCCGAATCTAACTTAATTAAAAACCCAGCTTCTTTTGCTGCTATTTTGCCTAGTTTTTTAAATTCCTCAAGTTCTTCTGTAGTAGCTGAGACATTCAAATTACGAGAGTCGATCTTGGTAGGAGCACGGTGACCTCCTAGATCCATCAAGACTGTATCAGCTGTTTGTTTCTTTAAACTTAAAGAAACAGTCTCATTATTAAAAATCTCTTCATAGACTTCTAAAGCTTTAGCTGACATCTCTGCTACTTTCTCTGAAACATTAATAATACCTTCATCTCTCTCTTTCCTCATCCTTGAAAGCTTCTCTTTCCCTAATGTAGAGTTAATAGTATTACTAACAGTAACAGGATGTACTCCCATAAGTAATGCAATATCCTTTGAATCATGACCTAGCAAAGCTAACCCCAGAATCTCATGATTTCTTTGCCATAACTGCTGAATATCATAAGCGGCTTTCCTCTCAGTCCTCCTCCTATCAGGAACCCTCACTTCAAATCCATACAGAGTTTTCTTCTTCTCAGGCATAATTCCTCCTCTACCATAATCATAACCATCATATCATATCTAACCTTCCCTGTCAACGTATTTTTCCGTGTATTTGCTACAACTACAAATCTTCCAACTACAACCTTTTCCTTCTCAGTTCGTTCCAAAATTAAACAATCTATTATCATTCCCCAATTTCGTACATTTATCTAATTTTCAGCTAAAATGTGAGAGAGGTAACCCGCGGAACTATACGCTAGCAATCCCCCATCGACCTTATTAAAATAAATATTGACAAATACGTATTTGTATGGTCTAGTTATTGTCAATGATGATTGCATCATTCTAGTGTTCATTGACAATTTGACGGTCTAGTCGGTTAACGACTAGATCAATGGTTCATGTATGTTGTTATGGTGCCTAGGATTGGACTAGGTGACATTATGGATTCATATTCTAGAATTGTAAAACTAGATGTATTGGATAATGACGAATTAGAATTAACGGATATCAACGGTGATATTAGTATCCATCATGGTGTTATTATCGCTATTGAAATGGATGATACTAGATCCTTTACGGTTACGTGTGAAAACTAAATAAATAACATTAGCTAGGCGCCATAATTGCATACATGAACCTAGAACCAATATCTAGTGGTGTCATAACGTTCTAACATAAGGGGGACAATATGACACTAGGACAAATGATAGGTAAGTTACAACATACGTTTAAGATATCCGAATACAAGGGTGGACCTAGCAAGCAGTGTACGATTACGATTGATTTTAGTACGGCTAGTGATTCGGAAATTAAAGACTGGCTCGTTAGCAATCGTATCATCGCTGGACAACGACCTTGGAGAGCTATGTTTAAAGACCTGGAAACTGACGTTGACGGTCGGACTTTCATTGCTCAATCCATTGGTCAAAAGGTGAAAAGCCGCAAAGAGCGTATCCAGGACTTGATCAATGCAGGATTGCCCGAACACCTGGCGGTATATGCAGTTGACAATCCTGACAGTTTCAATGATGCAGTAGCACAGATCGACCTTAACCCACTGGAGGTGGATAATGACTAGATCTAAACGATGTTTATCCACTGCAATGCGTATTAAACAGTTATGGAAAAAAGGCCTCTCACCAACACAAATCATCCAACAGGGTGGATTTAATCCTAAATTCGTTCGACATTGTTGTTATGTATTCAACATGTATTTAGGTGTACCAAAAGTTGAAAATATGGCAATATACAACTTTGAACTATTCTGCCAAAAACTAATTGAATACTGTGAAGAAAAAGGCATTGATTGCTAACAGTTCGTTAAATTAATAAACAATCTCGACACCACTAGAAATAAAATTGGCTAAGGCTTAATTCCTTAGCCTTTTTTATTACCTATCTTCTTTCCTCTCCAGCCTTGGAAAACGGAGTTGGATAAATAGATTGTTCAATCATCAAACAAACTATTAACATTACACCACAAATTACCTTGACTAACGTTTATAGATATGATATGGTATATTTGTATGTTATGTATGTAATGTAGCCTGTATGTCAAACCCGATGTGTCCATGTCTCTCTTCTCTAATATATAGAGAGATAATAATATAAGGTATTCTAAGGAACGTAAGAGAGATTGATATATATGGGGTTTAACATACAGCATACACTGCATACAATGCATACAAAGGGAAGGAGAGGAAAAGCTATGAAAGAAGATAGAGAAGGAAAGCTGGATTTAGAGAATATGAGAAGAGATTTTGAAGGAGTAGAAGATGAAGTGTTGGAGAGAGTGAGGAGAGTAGTAGAGGGTGAGTATTGGAAGGAGACTTATAGTCAGAGGATGAAGAGATGCTTTTGGTTGTTGAGAGAGTTAGGCTATAGGCCGACTTTTAGAATGGATCATTATAGGAAGGAGTAAGAGAGATGGATAAAGATAGTAAGGTGGAAGCTAGTATTCCAGTTCAGAGTAGAGTAGATATTAGAGTATTAGCTGAGCTGGATATTTACTGGAGTAGTGAAGGATATTTTATTAAGACTATGAGTCAACTTATTAATTGGAGCCTGGATTTGTGTAGTCAGGTATTAAAAGTTAATAATGCTCTACCTCAAACAATTGAGAGTATGGAAGAAGCTAATCAGCATTTGGTTCATAGAGGGCTTTATCAGAAAGGGATATTGAAGAGAGGGAGACTTAAGTTGATTAGAGGGCAGCAGCTAGAAAGTATTAAGCTAGCAGGTGGTATCCCTAGGGTTAAAGGTAGTGAAGGGAATAGAGAGTATCGTAGAGCTCACAACGATCATAGTATTATAGGTGCTCCTGAGATTGAGAAACCTGGATTGTTAGAAGAGTTAGGTTATAGTGAGGAAGATATAGCTGAGGCTGAGAGATTAGAGAAGGAGGAGAGAGATAGAGAGTATATAGAGAGAAAAGCTAAAATGGAGATAGATGAGAATGGAGTAGTAGTTGTTCCAGTAGATAGATCAAATGACTATACTGAAGAGGATAGAAAGAGAGATGAAGCTAAGAAGGCACAAGCTTTAGTTAATCAGTTAGAACCTCACAAGAAACCTACCGACTCCGATCAGATTAGAAAGAAAACTAATGATGAAATACAAGAAGATATTGATAGGATAGCTAAGAAAGACAAGGAACAAGAAGAAGCTTGGAACAAGGTTGATATGGATACAGTTCGTTCAAATATTAAACAGACTGAGAAAGGGAAATAGAATGAAGATAACTAAATGTAAAAGATGTAGAAGAAAGAACATAATATGGAATATGAATAAAGGGCTATGTGTTAGATGTATAAATAAAGATATTATGAAACATCGACCGAACTTTAGTTCGCGTCATCAATAGCCATAGTTATAATTAAGGAGAATAAAATGGTGATGTAGATAGTATAGATGATCCAAAACTGTAATTGCAAACTATCACATATGTTATGCTTGACACGGTTCATTTTTTGTGGTATGGTGGGTTTATGGAAGGTGAAAATTTAATAACTATAGGGAGGTATTATCGTGGATCAACTAATTGACATCACTAATAAATTAACTGTTAAAAAACAAGATGAAATTGATCTAGTTTGGTATATGGTATTTGAGGCTGAAAGAATGCTAGAATATATGGAACAGGACCTAGTTCGTTTTCATACGCATGTTGCTATAGGTTATGAAGTATTATGTCTAGCGAATAAAGTATTAGGCGATGTTTAACAACTCTCAAACAAAAGGAGAAAAGCAATGCTTATTAAAATCCGCTACAATTCAAAAGGTAAGGTAAAAGTCATCTGTTTCAGACGCCATGCTGGATTTGACGTTCTTGCTTGGTATAAGAAGAACTTAGCCGCTCTGGATATGATGGATGTAGTTAATGTAGAGTATGAGTATGTATAGAAAGGAGATTCTATGAAGTCTAAAGAGTTAAAGAGGACAGAGGCTATTGATCGACAGAAAGTATACAATTCACTTTCTCGTCAGCAGAAGATTGACAAACTTGATAAAGGTAACTTTACTGCCAAGAAAGAGAGACAAAGGAATGGATTTCCTCCTTTGAAGGAGGCACTCAAATGATCTGTTCTATTTCAGGCTGCCGACAAGAAGTAATGCCTAAGGCTAAGAAAAACTGGCCTTCCAGAGGTTATGTTTATAAAGGTTTAGATGGTAATCTGCACCGACACCATTTCTTTGAAACTTGCTATCCTGAAGTACTTCTCTGCTACTACCATGAGAAGAAGGCTCAAGGTAGGTTTGATACGAGTCAAGATGTATTTAGGCATAATAGTAGCTTTTACAAGCTGAAGAAGTTATTTACCAAATAAAGGAGGTGATTTTAGATGAAACAGACAAACTTTGAATATAGTAAGACTAATATAGTATTCAAGAAGTCCTGCGCTATTGCAGGAACTCCTGTTACTACTCGTCAGGCGAGTAAGTATCGGAGAGGTCTGGGTCTAGCTTATAATGCTAGAGGGCTGAAAGGCTCTACCGATCGCATTGTTGCTATGATAGCTAAAGACAATCAGTGTCAGATTGATGCTACTGAAATCTAGATACAAAGTAACCCTGAATTGGTATGGAGAGTTACATACTTTCTATACCAATTCAGGATCTACTTCCAAGGCCAAAGCTAACGCTATTTCTAGACTTGCCAAGAAACTTGGTAAGTCTAGATATATTGTTAGACAGTATTATAATAGTGGGAAAGATAACTTTAAAGTAGAAAGGAGAAGCTAATGTCTGAAGAAAAGGAAAAAGAAATATCTGTAGTAGGCAATCGTGGTCAGGATCATGGAAACTTCTTAACAGCCTTCTTTGCTGCTTTGGCTCAGAAATGGAAGATGGAAAGACCTTCTACAATTCTATGCACTCCTCCAAACTCAGGTGGTTATAATCTCCATAGCAAAGGTGGTTCATTCAAGGCTAACCAACGTTCTCAGCGTCATCTCACTCAGCGTAGGAAGATGAGGAAGCATAAAGGTAATCGGTAATAGTTCGTTAAATATTCAAACAATCTTGAAAGGAGTAATCATGGCTATGCTGGCAATAACTATGCACAACTTCTTACCTAAACTAAGACTTCTTCCAGCTCCCGAAACCAAGGAAGACAAACTTCGTAAACAAAAAGAAGAACTCGAATCAAAAGCTAAGGAACTCAAAGTTCTTATCAATCGAACAGAGATGAAACTTAGCTTTGCCAAAGATCAGTATCATCGAAACAGGCTTAAACATTCCAAGATAGATCGTGAACTTGCTAAGTTAGACGGGAGATATAAAGTTCTTCCTCCTACTGGGATAGAGAAGAAAAAGAAAGTAGTTAAGAAGAAAACTAAATCTCCATCGACTAACTCTATAGTCAATGATCTCACTCAAACTCAAATAGAATCATTAGCCAAGAAACTTGGATTGGAGATCTAAAATGTCAGAAAGAAAAGTAATACAACTTGAGTTACCTCCAGATAAGACAATAGACTGTATCTGGATAGCTTTGCCGAAAGATGCCAATATCCTACTTCCTATCGGTTCAGTGTTTTCTTATGCTAAGAAAATAGGAGTTGATTCTGAGGATGATGGGATAGATGTTAAGATAGTTAAAATGTGAAAGGAGAAAAAACAATGCCTATAAGATATAAAGTAGTAAATTTAAATAGATATTCCTGTTTTGTAAATTCAAGCAGATATTCTTTAAGATATTTAAAAGGGTCTATAGTCAAAGCTCCTAAACATACCCTTGGAATATTCTGCTTTGAAAAAAGAGAGTATGCAGAAGATTTTGTAAAACAA